AGACAGTTATGGTATAATGTAAGATCTAAAGAGGAGATTGATCTTGCACCTAGTACAAGAATTAAATTTTTATATGGATATATATTGGAGGAACTACTTTTACTTTGTGCTTCTATAGCAGGACATAGAGTAGAAGACCAGCAAAAAGAAGTGGAGATAGAGGGTGTTAAAGGACATCAAGATTCATTGATAGATGGTGTGTTAGTGGATTGTAAGAGTGCTTCGGGAAGAAGCTTTGAAAAGTTTAAGAACCATAACTTATTACACGATGATCCTTTTGGTTATGTTGATCAAGTGTCAGCCTATGCTCAAGCCAATGGACTAGATGAAGCTGCTTTTCTAGCCATAGACAAATCCACTGGTGAAATTTGTTTGTCTCCCCTACATCCTATGGAGTTGACAAATGCAAAGCAACGTGTTAAGAATATTAAAGAGATGGTTAAGAGAGATACAATACCTGATAGGTGTTATAGTCCTATACCCGATGGTAAGTCTGGTAATCTTAAGCTACCCATTGGTTGTGTTTATTGTGATTATAAAAGAGACTGTTGGTCAGATGCTAACCAAGGGAAAGGTATCAGAGTTTTTGAGTATGCAAGAAATAAAAGATACTTGGTTCAGATTGGTAAGGAGCCTGATGTTCAAGA